TGGTGTAAGTATCTAACGATACTGGGATCGTGGTTGATAAGGTTGTGTTAGATAGCACTACATTTGTCCCCGAAGTGCCAACCGTTAAATCGTTTATGACTACCGTTGTGCCATTGGATAAAGTATGCCTGGCAATAGCCGCCACGCCATTAGCCAACGGGGTTACCGGGTTTGTAGCGGGGGCGTTCATAGCCATTGCTCCCGTTGTCGCTCCAGGGAAAGCCGCTGCTGTCCATTCAAACTCGGCAAGCTTAGTGCCGTAGCCTGTTGTGTAAATCTGGAGTTTTGAACCACTTCCCAATCGGGTAGTAATTGCATCGGCGCGGGCCGTGCGTAAAACATCGTCAAATGTGTAAGCCATAATGGTTCCTAATTAATCTGAATGACCCGACCATCAGGCAGGGTGACTTTTTGTGGTTGTTTTAGGTATTCGATAAGTTTGTCGATCTTATCGGGTTGTTGATCTTGCGATTCGATAGGCTCAACCGATTCCACTTCTGCTGGTTCCTGTACAGGCTCTTGCGCCTCAGCCGATGGGATTTCCTGCATGTGTGGCTGTTCTGATGGCTCTGGTTGCTCCATTTCCTCTTTAGGCTGCATGGAATGTATAGTTCTAAGTATATCCAGTTCCCGCCGGTGCTCTGCATCAGCCATATCAGATATATGACGCTCAATCTCCATTGTTGTTGGCTCAATGCCTGGCTGCGTGCCTGCTTCCATTTTGGCTATCTCAGCCATGCGAGCTGTCTCAGCTTTAAACCACTCTATCTCAAGCTTTTGCCGGTCAATCTCGGTTTTGGCTTCCAAGTCTTTAATGTGGGCGCCCATTTCCTCCATTTGTCCAGCCATTTGTTCCATTTGCCCGTTAAGCTGTTCAGCTTCCGGGTTTGGCTTATCGTCTTTTTCTTGGAGCGGTGGCGGGAGCATCTTTTTAAGTCGCTCGCTAATCTTATCAGCGCCCGGCCAGTCCAGGTTATTAACCAGCAAATCACCTGCTAACGGCATAATATCAGGATATGATCTGATAAGCTCTAACATGCTCTCAGCTGCTTCCTGGCGTTTTGTTGCGTAGTTTGGCCCAACATCACAAACAACATCATACCGTCCAACGCTCAAATTATAAATGCGCTTAATCTCTCCAGCCTCATCTTGCGACTCTACGCTGGCATGTGGCTGATTTGGGTCGATGCTGATGTGCGAAACTTCGTCATCTTCTCCAAGAATGCGCATCACCTGAGCTTCTGTGTAAATCTTTGGGATCCATTCGACAAGTACACGTCCACAATGGGCGATTGTTAAAGCCTGGTTTGCGCTGTAATGATAGGTGCCCTGACTTGCTTGCTTTTGTAGTGATAGAACAGCTTTCCCGGATTGATTGTTGGGGCTGTCCCCCATAGCTGCATCATAAATTCCTAGACTCGCCTGGATATCGGCTGCCGCCGCTTCTTTTGCAGCTATCCAGCCGGTTGATTGACTGACAAGCTGCTGACGTTCCGGTTTTGGTAATGGTTGCCCCGTTGTTGCACTGATGGAATTGTAAAGTAAAACACTAAAAGGCTTTTTATTAGCCTGTGCATACGTAGTTTCATAGCCAGCAATCGCCTCAACATCAGCCATAAATGGCGCAAGTGGTGACAACGCTAATAGTTCAGCTTCGCTTGATACTGCAAAGTTATAAAGCTGAGATGGACTACGCCCATGCCGAGTAAGACCAAAGGTTTTTTTCTTTCCGTCCGCATAATAGACATTTCCGATCATGGGGAATAACGGGATATAGCTGATAGGTAATTCTGTTTGATCTAGGATTGAGTCGCCTCCTACCTTAACCCAAGACACCGTTTTCCGGATTGTTTTCCTCTGGTTGACAATCACATCTTGCTCGGTTGCGTCATCAATATAAATTGTGCGCCCGTCTTGTGTTTGCCCAAGAATTGCCGGCGATTCTTTGATCTCAAAGTATTCAGCAACCATGACGGTTTGCTTGCCGACCCAACCATCGTTGGACATACCATTCTCAAGCATCTCCCAGCCTTTTGTATCATCCTTGTATTGCTTTTCAAAGGCGTCTTTGTCCATCTGCTCAACTATCATGGCCCATTTCATATCGCTGCCATCAAGCTCAAAGTATGGGCCACACCTGACCGTTGCTATATCCGGCACAGACTTGATAATAAGTTCCTGCTGCCAAGCATCGTCTGAGACATACTGATTGATAAGCCGAAAGTAACCGATACCACCATCAACACAGTTTTGCGCTGCTATATCGTAAGCTTGGGATGCTTTTGAAATAGCCTGGATGTTTCTGATAACACCTTGTAAAACTTCAGCCGTTTCTTTATCAGACTGGTCATCGCATGGTCTAACCCGGATACCGGGCCGGTTTTGCCGCATTTCATTGACGACCTGATTGTTATAAGCAAGCTGTCTGTTAACCGTAAGAATTGGCCTCTCGCTGCCAACCTGCTGTCTTGAATTAACAGCCGCATCATCCCATTGTGCCTTGCCCCCTTCACGAACAAATTTAATGTCACTTTGCATCATAGATATTTCTTCGCTATTGACCGAATTTGACTCATCAAAGCGTTTTTTAATGCGGGCCAGTAGTTCTATGTCATCTTTTTTCATAGCATCTTAACCAATTTCCTGCCACTATTCGCGTCATTAATTATTTCAACGCCTGGGACAAATGTAACAGCATCAGACAAAGCATAGCTGCCATCCGGATTTATTTGCTGGGTAGTGACCTGCACAACGCAGCCAACTCCACATATTTGTAGAGCCTTCGTGCTTTTCATCCATCCCTCTGCTTCGCTGGATGCTTTAAATAAAAGCCTAAAGGCATCTCCATCACCAAAAACCTTAAGGTCATTAACATTTTCCCTGGTTTCTGCAATGTCTTTATTGTGCATAGTTTTCATTTAATTATCCCATCCAACTAGATTCGCCAAAATAATTAGTGGCGCGTGGTATCACAATCGGGTCAATGCGTTTTCGTGCGTGGTCTGGAACTGTTGCTATCAATAAAGCATCAGCCATATTAGGACTGGGGATGCCCCGTTTTGCCATATCTTCTTTGCTTTCAACTTTTACGCGTCCGGCTAAATCATACGATTTTAACGGAGCGCTTAACTCATCTATCAACGCTTCTAAATGCGGCAAGCTTGAGGCAATAAAAATCATCTTATCATCAGCTATCGCTTCGCCTTTTTTGATAGCATTATAAGTATTTTTAAACCTATCAGCCAATCCCCACCAGTCTTGCGCTTTAACGTTTGCAAAAAAATCTTTATTTTTTATGCCAGAATTTGAGTATTGTGCATCGGGCCAGCGAACGGCCCCGCTTGCGACATATTTTGTTGCTTTGATGTTGGTCGATCTTAGCTCATTTATCTCTTTAACTTTTGCACCAACATCCGCTCCCACTCCGATACTATCGTATCCTATGCAGCTATTATGAAAACATGCCGTATTGTATGCCCGTTTTGTGCTAAGTAAAAGCTCATCTTCTTTGCCTTTCCATAAATCCAACCCATAGACAAGACTGCCATGAGCAGACACAGTACAGCAAGCGTCTTTACCACCGTCTGCAACATCATACCCTAAGCGCCATTCGCCTGTTACCTCAATGCCCAGCTTGATATGTGCGTCAATCGATGCTCTAATCCACTCACTCTTTATGATCGCATTTTCTGAATCGGCTAGTGGTTCGCCTAAAAACACATGGTTAAAAATAGCTTCCTCGGCCTTGGCCGGTTCGATAACCCTTTCAATGTATTCTGCATCCAAAAATGGATTTTCGTCATAATTAATTTTCCTGACGATTGAATAGGGCAATGGATTAACGACAAAGCGCTGATAAGCAAACGACTGGCGTTCTTTGGGATTAAATACCACGATGAAGAAAAACCCTGGCTTTCTAAAAGTTGGGTCGAGGACTTCGAATTGCTCTTGGGTTAAGTCACCAGCTTCTTCGAGCAGGATAATGTCAACGCCTTCGAGTGACCGCACTTCGTCTATGTTGCGCCAAAGCCCATAGAAGCTTATTTCAGCGCCTGCCGTGCTGGTTATTACTTTTGACTGAATGTCGAACTTGGAAGATAAGCCAAAACGTTGTATTTGACTCTTAAGAAGTGCATAGATTGAATCGCCGGTGCGGTTTAGAAACTGCCTACAACAAACTATACGGAGTGGATAATGTGCGGCTATGTTAGCCAAATAACCTGCTGCATCCCATGATTTGCTTGAAGCACGCCCGCCGTAAAGAACTTTATATCTCGCCTGTGTTTCCCAAAATTCCCGTAATGCCGGGTTAAGACTCGCTTGCGGCATCGGGCTTCGGGTAAAGCATATTCATATTGAAAGCGCCTTCCTGCTTGTGTTCCTGTATTTGTGTTTCCTTCCAGCCCATTTGTGTTTTAGTCCACCATATCAAAGCTGTTGTATCGCCTTCCATCGCTTTTTGATACATCTTGCCGCCAATGTTTCTATTAGCCTGTGCCTTCCCGATAAGTAGTTCCTTTTTAAAATGTTTCTTTAGCGTTTCTTCGTCTATATAATCAATCAAGGCGGCAATCTGAGGGAATGGCAAGCCTTTACTGGTTAGCTCTAAAACGAGTTCTCTGTGTTCATCCGTTGGCATAAATGCCTTGCCTTGTGCCATTATTTTTTTAAGCCCCTAAAGTTTCAAAGGTATCTCTGCCCTTTCTCGTTTCGATAATGCCGTACTAACCAAGGCTCTGCCCCTGTTTTCGCGCCGAAGCCATGCCGCCAACACCGCAAAATATCTTTAATTAGGTGCACCATCATGGCCCGATCTTGTTAGGCTTGCCGCCCGCTTTAATCTGTGTTTTTACTTTCATTTTTACTCAATTCCTACAATGTGCTAAACGGATGATACTCTTTTTTAGCCTGAATATAAACGCTTTGAGCTGCTTCTGGAGTATTGAAATAACCAAGATGCTTTAGAGTACCATTAATATTTATGCGTGCTGCAAATTTTTTTAATCGTTTATGCCAACTAACACCTAAAATACCTGTTTTACTATCACTTCTTGCTCGTATTTGGTTTTGTATGTTCTCTGAATTAGTTGCTTCTCTAAGATTGCTTATTCTGTTATCGTGCTTTATACCGTTGATATGGTCAATTTGATCAATTGGGAACCTCCCAGTCATATATAAAAACGCTAATCTATGTTGCTTATAAGATGTCCCCATTATAGATAATATAAGATAGCCTTTAAATTCCTTTGAATTAGCTATGCTTCCTGCATATCGTGTATTCCACATTTTTATATGCCTTGAGTTGCCATCAATACAGTTGCGGGCTTTCCAAGTAAAAACACCCGTATCTGGGTCATAGTGTAGCAATAATTTTAATTCTTCTTGTGATAACTCGGCTTTCATTGTGACAACTCCTGAACAAAAGTTATTGAACGAAAATTGCGCCAGTCTTGTTCAAGGACTGTTCGGGTTCGACTCCCTAGGCGCTAATATATTATAACAAATTTTTTATCTACTTAAAATTTGATCACGTACCTGCCTTGCTAGGCTGGTATTAACAGCATTAAATTCCGGGATCAGCCGATCCAGTATGCCCAAAATAGCTTCTCGCTCACGCCTTGCGCCTTCGCAATACGCCGCATCGATAAGCCTCTGCACTTCATCATCTGTGCTGCAATCCATAAGCCATGCCATTATTGCCTTAAACATATTTGCCAAGCCTCATTTGTTTAGACAACTCAAGCGCCCGGCCTTTGACTTGTGTAGCCCACTTTGACTGCAACATGGCATCAGCGGCGTTGTCATAGTCACCATGTTCTATAAGTCCAAGCGTGCGCTTAAACTTTAGCAAGCCTGGCACGCCCAAATTATACGCCATTCCCAAAAGCACTGCTTGACGCGCTTCATTCAATCTAACGATCCACGGGATGGCCTGGTAAAGCTCTTTGGTTATGCCAGAGACAACCGATTTTAACAGTTGTTCCGCTCTTGTTTCTGATACCCCAAGCGTACGCATGGCCTGAAGCTCATGTTCTGGTAGCCTTAATGGGTTTGCCGTCATATTGTATCCAAAACCAATTGTTTCTGCTCCAGCCGTGCAGTGGTATACGTTAGACCTAAATCCCTCGTGTTTTTTAAGCTGATCTAAGCCATGTTTGGTCATAAACCGATTTTGTCAGTTGTCGCAGTCGTAAAATAGACATTAACCGCCCCTAAAATACCAACGGCTGCTTCTATAACATCTGGAGTTAAAACTGCTCCGAGGCCAGGCACAAACGTGGCTGCCACGCCTGCCACGCCTGCCGAAAGGTTTATCCAGTTTTGCACCTGCTTCCACCCGCCTGGGTTTGCCAATGACTGCCCAGCTTTAAGTGCAGAAAGTATACTCATAAGTTGTCCCCGTAAATTATTACTCATTATCGCCCATGATGTTTAGCGTCAACATCCATCTGCTCTTGCGTGTGCTGCAAAATAAGAGAGTGTTGCTCATCGACTTTGTTCTGATACGCCCAAAAAGCGCCCGATATTGTCGTTATTATGCCAAAGCCGATAATGATAGTCTTAATACCCGTATCTATCCGCGTTGCTAACTCATGCAAACATAACGACACCGAGTTTACCGATGCCACCAAATCATTGAACTTCTCATCATACTTACACACATCTGATTCCAGCCTAGTTAAACGTAACATAACTTCCGGTAAACGATCATTTTCTGACATTATAAGTCACCTGCGGCGCGTGTAAAATAATAATATCAGCATTGTAGGATATTATCCTTTAAGTTGCTCGTCTAAGTTATCAATTACCCGGCTAGCGATGTAATTTATAATCAAAACACCGCCAAAAACCGTGGCCATAATCCCGATTAACGCCATTACTAAAAAAACAACTATTTGCATAATACTACACACAGTAAATCTTGCCTGTGCATTTCGTTGGTTTTTCGCCTGCTTTTATATTGATTTTTACTTTCATTTTTAGTCCTAAACATTAGCAATTGGAAACCAATTCGAGTTGTAATACTCCAATGGATTATTAACGTCTGTTATATTAATAATATGCAATTTACCAGCATCACAAAATTTTACATAATCGTCACTACAAGTCATTGACTTCTCAATAGTCCCGTCCTCAAAAATAAATAAATACATACTTTACCCCTCTTTTATTGATTTTAAAATATTTTTTAAATAAACCCTTGCCAATAATTATGATTTTGCACAATTTCCCCTGAATTATCGTTAAGCCTTATTTTTTGCGTTTTAGGCGCGTTTTTACGCGCAGTGCTAGCCTTGCTCATATATTCTTCTTTTAAGCCTTCACGGTCAAATTTACCGGCTAGAAATTGCTTTATAAGCACTCCAGTTGATTTTTTATCCAACTTTTTAAGTTTCCATTCTTCTATCCATTCTAAAACTTTTTCTCGATCATAAAACCTGGAAACACCAGTCACGCCACCAATCCGGATAGGCGCTGGGAATTGGTTGCGTTGGTCATTAACCAACAAACAAAACTGACTTGCTTTCATGCCAATCATTGCCGTTATTTGTTGCGTTGATAGTTCTTTAGTTGCCATTGTTACCACCAATATCATCAATAATCGCCTGCAACCTCATTATTTCATCTGCCGCTTGCTTTTTAGTGCACTGTATATCCATGACGTTAAATCGCTATTGAGCTGTTTTAGGCTGCAAATCTTGGGGGGTCAAAAGGTAAAAATGAAAATAGTTTTAAACACTTGTGTAGTGCATGTAACATCATGTTTTCTAGGGCAAGGCAAGATGGCAATGACCCAAAAAAAATGACATTGGTGGAATTGAAAGATAAATATTGGAACAGGCGAGAAAATGTTTCTAACGCTTCTTTAAAATAAGTGGCATGGGTTGATATAAAAATAATTTAAGTTAGTTATTGACATATGCGCATTATGAGCGCTAAACTGTGTCTAACATAACTATTCCGGTTATGACTTTGGAGGTATTAAAATGAACGCATTACAAACACAAGCTATGCAGTTACTAAGTGATTGCGAAAAAAAAGGCATTAAACAAACTCCAGAATGGTGTTTGGCTTACGTGAAAAGTCATTGTTTTAAGTTGTTATTATCCAAGCCAAGTCATCAAATATACAAACATGTCCCTTTTTAACTAAATCTAGCTTTCCCCTCTGAAAAGCCTTCTTTTTTGCTTCTTTTTCGCCCTCTTCGCTATCCGATTCAACGCTAATTAGCCGATAAGAAAAGTCTCTCCAACGCGAAACATGACAGACTAATTGTCCCTTATTGAAGCCCGAATATTTTGCTTTTATGGCTGCATTTGGGGCCAATCCATGATCAATTAAAGCATCAC